ATGTAGCAGGTTACAGAAACTATGATAGTTCTGAGTTCGCTGCACCTAGTCCTATCCTAGATGATGACGATGCTCTAGAAGCATTATGGAAGAAGCAGTTCTCTCTTGCTGAGTTGGTCGCTGCAGATCAGTTCAAGTCATATGAAGAATTGAAGAAGCGTCTTGGTTACGTTCTTGGAAATGCTGCACCTCGTCAAGATGCAGAAGTTGAAGATGAAGTTGAAATCATCGAAAGAGAAAGAGCAGAGCAAGTTGTTACTGCTGCAACCTCATCAAGTTCAGCACCAGTCACTGCTAGTGCAGATGCTGACGAAGAGGACACACTCTCATACTTCGCAAGACTTGCTGAAGAGTGAGGTACAATCAACTCTGTCTGACATTGTTAGTCATAGCAGCATATTTAAATTTACTACTTAAGTAAAACTAGACCGTAGAGAAATCTACGGTCTTTTAATTTGGATCTGTATTTCTTGTATTTTCTGTTCTTACAATTCTATTATTAACATATTGAGAAGATTTACTATAACTCATGATTCTTCTCATATCACTTAGAAATAAATCAAGATACTCTGGTCTTAATATAGTTAGATTTCTTTTATCTTCATTTATTTTTGCTTCATATTCGTAATTAGTAACTCCACCGACAGGGTTCAAAGTTGCGGTTGGTGATGTTGGATCAGGTATTGTAAAATTAGCATCAACCACTTTATCTTTTGGAAGATATACTTTTCCAGAGGAATCTTTTACCTCTGTAGTTACATAATATTTTATTTGATTCAAATCATTTCCATATTTGTTAAATGAGTAATCATATATCTCTTTACTTGTAAGTGGCCATTCATCTCTGATGTTGACGATACCACCAGTATGAATCACAACCCAATCATATGTTGATGAACCATATAAATCATTAGCAACCTGATCAGGTCTAAATCCATCTCTAACATAATAATTTGTTAAAAATGTAATGTTGGATTTTAAATCGTCACGAAGTTTAACTCTACGGAATAAATTCTTAACTTCAACATATTCATCAGAAGATGATCTTGTTGAAAATGGAGATTGATATTCTATTATCGGTAATTCTCTGAAATAACTCATTAGTATCCAACTCCTTCTACACTATCATAATCCTCTGCATATATTGGATTGAGTTCTTTAAATTGTAAATCCATTCTAATATGTGTTGGGGTTCCGTCATAAAAAGTTGAATGTGCACCACTTGCAGAGTAATTAACTTTCATATCACTCAAAACTGCTGGTAAAAAACTATTTAAAAATGGATGTTTGTTAGACCCTTTCATATAGGTAAGTTGAAATACACTGGGTGTTCTAATGAAAATTCCATTGCTACTATTACTATCTTTTGCTGTTCTACGAGGTGCCATCTCAGTTTTCAGTTTCCTTATAATATTCATGACAGTTTTTCCTTCATGAGGATTTCTTGGAAAAAATTGAAATTGAAATGGAAAATTTCTTATTCCAACTCCTTGAAATAATAATTCCAAGTTTGGATTTAGAATTTGACCAGATGCTCTTGAAATAAGTTGGTTAGCATTTACATTACCACCTAGTGCACCGATAGCAGTTCCAGATAATGCACCAGCGATTGTTCTTTGTGTTTGCGAATCTGATAGTGCAGTTCCACCTGCTTCAAATGTCTTTGTGAAAGCTTCTTTTAATGCATTCACATTACCTTGTAATAACTGACTGGCTCCAGCTAAACCTACTGCTTCTATAGGATTTAAAGATGACTCTCCGTATTGCACTCCCTGACTATCGGTTATATTTCTAGGCATAGGTAGGCATATAATCGCTTTTATCTTTTTTTTCTTCTCCTCCAACTCTTCTGTAAACGCTTGAGTATTTGAACCTCTTTTAAGTGCGAAAGTCCCATCTTTATCTGCTGGTCGAATATTAGTGATACCAGTCACTTTTCCTTCTTTATTTTTAACTTCATCAAACGCTGGTAAATCTAATTCTGGTGCTTGATACTCAGCAATCTCCATCATGAAGTAATCAGTTTCCGAATCGTTTTTTCTAGCTACAGGATATGTGAAGAGTTTTGTTTTATGACCATCTGCATTATTATTACTTGATGTTTCTTTATTAGTTGACGCAAAAGTTTTATTTTCTTGGTCTAGTAAAAATCCTCCATCAGAGGTTATAGGTCTACCACTAGACGCATCATAAGTTATACCACCAGTAGTGTATGTTGATCCGTCTTTTGAATATACAGTAGCCATTAACTTTTTTAACTATTTAGGAGGTTTCATCTGGAAATTCTGAAATGGTATCAATTCAAGGTCTTTGAGTTCATCAGCAGTCACTTCATACAGTCCACCTTGAACCTCTGGGTAGGTATATTTTCTATTTCTACCCCAGTGAAAATTGTATCCTATAAATCCATAAGAAAATACTTCTGTGACTTGAACTAGAGGATTTAAATCGAAGCGAATCTCTGGTGTTTTAGCCATGTATCGGAACACATAGTAAGAACCTGGTATAGGAACTACAGGTCCTTCAGTCAATACACTCTTTACTCTCGTTGCTAATTCATCTGGATTCTTGATTGATACTAAACTATCTGATATTGGTCGAACACGATTACCAATAGTATCTTCTGGTCTGTCGTCTTTGTACAAACCCTCATCTACTAATTTCTTTCTAAGTCTTAGTAGTGCTTTAGGTGATAGTCTTGTTGCTCTACGTGCCATATTTAATACCTAACTCTTTCTCTGTAAATACTTTAAACTCATATCCACGATCTTTACACCATTCATCTGCTGCTTCCCATTTTGCTTGATTCTTAGCGTACTCATATGCCTCACGTAGATAACCCTTTGTTTGTCTTTTTGGTTTTGCTGGTGGTTTAGTTTGCCTGTTAGGTTTGATCTCTATGATATATTTCTTGATTGCACCAGTGCTCTCTTTCACTTTAATATAGAAGTCTGGAAAATATCTATGAGGTCTGTTATCTATCGGGGAACGATACCAGACATACATTTCTTCACTTCCCCATTCAAGTATTCGTTCATTGTTATCACAATATACCATGAACTTTCTTTCCCAAAGTGACCTATAAACAATGTTTGTAGGATTACCTTTATACTTGCGAGGATAAGATGGTTGATATTTACCCTTGTAAGACATCTAAATAATAATAAGACAAGTTTTAGGTATTTAGAGTGGTTAAACCTCGCAGAATCGCAGATTTTAAACCCACATTTACAAATTTAGCACAGACATCACACTATCAACTGATATTTGGTGGATTACCTTTGGGTGTAAGACAACATTTAAATGTTCGTGGAGTAGATTATAGATTTATGACTGAGACCTCTGGATTACTTTGTAGTAGTGCAGTGATTCCTGGTAGCACATTAGCAGATACTAAAGTTATAGGAAACTATCAAGGTGTTATAGAAAATATGACTCATGCTCGTATTTTTCCAGATATAGCACTTGAATTTTATGTTGATAGTGAATATAAAATTATGAAATTTTTTGAGCACTATATTGAATTTGTTGCTGGTGGCTCAAGGGAAGATCAATCTCAAGAGGATTATTATCATCAAATGGAGTATCCATCTGATTACAAGATGTATCAAACTAAACTATTTAAATTTGATAGAGACTATAAAAACGAGATACAATTCAATTTTTTTGGTATGTATCCTTATCAAATTGCTAACGTCCCAATAAAATATGAAAACTCAAATATTTTGAAAATGACTGTTAATTTTCATATTGATAGATATTCATCAGGTAGATCATCAAGTTACGATAAGTACAGAAGAAGAAATAATAATAAAGTTCCCACTTCAAAGTCTGCATCAGAGGGAGCATCAGCAGTTGCTAATAGTAATAATGATGTCTTTGCAGGTTTTAATCAAGGAGCAACCAACCCAGATACACTCACATATGCGAGTTTTGACAGTTAAATAAACGTGCTATATAATATACAAATTAATAATATATTATGGCTTTACCTAAGATTAGCACCCCAACTTATGAGTTGACGGTTCCATCTACTGGAAAAAATATAAGATATAGACCATTTCTTGTAAAAGAGGAGAAGATTTTAATTATCGCTATGGAGAGTCAATCTGAAAAGCAGATTGCTCAAGCAGTCA